GTACAGGCGATAGCTGAAGCGACCGACGCCGGGCGGGCAGAGCACGAAATGCGCCTGACGGAGCGAGTCGAGAAAGCCGGTGTGGTCGGGATGGCAGAACTTCTCGCGGCGAATAACGCGGCAGTCCAAATCCGGCGCGGCCTCCATGCGTTCGATGAACTCGCGCCGGAGTGCGGGCCGGTGGGCGACACCGCAGAACGTCACAACGGGACGAGCGGCGAGCGGCGCGGGGGCGCACGTCAGGTCGAGCGTGGCGCGCCGAAACCACGCAGGATACGCGACCTCGTTGTCGCCCGGCTCATCGGCCAGCGACCGCTTGAAAACGACCATGTCTTTCGGCCGACTTCGCGTGTGTCCGTCGTCCCACGGGTCGAACAGCAGAACGTCGCGCCCGGACGCGTGGGGATGCGTTGGACGCAACGTCGGGTGAGACTCCATTTCGACATACATCCCGCCCTGCCGCAGACGCCAGTTTTCGGCCGCCGCCTGGCGCAGGTCGGGAAACGCGACTGCGGGACCAAACGCCTCGCGCAGCTCGCTCCACGCCTGAGCGTCGCCAGACGCGGCCGCGTACATCGGCAGCCGCGCCTGCCAGTCGCCGTTCGGCAACGTGGGTTTTCTAATGTAGAGGGCATCCGCCATAACGCCAGAACCTAGTGTTTCCGAGAAGTTGAACTCTGAAACCGCGCTCGTCCGCGATCTCGTGAACCGCAGTCGCCACGGGCCCGCCGCGTTTGTAGTCGTCGCCGCAGATGATCGCGCGCGGAAACAACTCGATGGCGGCGTTCACGTCCTTGGTGACTGACTCGTGATCGTGCGACGCGTCGATGTAGACGACCCCCGGGCGGACTTCCTCGTCAATGATGTGCCTCATGCCGTCGACGGAATCCGCCTGGATCATCACGACGCGGTCGCGGAAGTCCCACAGGTTCGCGCGGTACAGGTCGACGAGGGAGTCGGTGGGACGCATGCGCCCCTGGGCGGCCCATCGGTCGCGGTACGTCCGCGAGAAGTTGGTGGCGTCGAGCGCCCACGAATCGATGGCGATCAGGCGCAGACGGAAAAAACGCTCCAGAAGCCAGTAACTCGTCTTGCCACACCACGCGCCGACCTCTGCGACGATCGGCTGTTCGAGATTCGACAGCAGGTCGAACCATGTGCGTTCGTGGACCGCCCAACCGTGGCGCGTCGGCTTGATGTCCGGTTGGCAGTCCGGCCACGGGTATCTTTCTTGCAGGGTTTCCCAGCTCACGGGACCTCCGTCAAGGTGAACCGGGGCGCGGCTGCAAGTCAGCAAAAGCCGCGCCCCGGAGAGGCGACCTACTGACTCATGCGAACACGTACGGTCGACGCGCTGGTGGCCGCTGCGGCCTTCACCGCCTTGCCGATGTACTTGTTCGCGCCGACGGTTGCGGTAGCGACCTCGTTGGCAGCGTCCCAGTAGAGCTGGGTCCCCACGGCGATTGCCGACGTGGAGCTGGTGTCCTTTGGAAAGTCAAAGACCCCCTCGACGGCCAGGGCGCCGAGCGCGTTGGCATCGATGTCGAGCTTGGCCACGCCAATGAGATCAGCCTGGACGACCACGTCTCCAGCGGTTACTGCGGCGCCGGGCGTGTAGTCGACGGTTGCGCCGTCATGAACAAACGTCGCGGACATTTCAGTTCTCCTTTTCTAAGTGGCGACTGCGTCAAGTCGTGCTACACGCCGGCCATCTTCAGACCGCCGCGGTATTCCTGTTTGCTGACGCCGAAATCGTGATATCCGCGCATCTGGATGCCGAGCACGTTGAAATCGGCGTCCGCGCTCTCGACGGTCGGCGTTTCCTGACCGTTGAGGAAAGCCACCTCGATGACGGGCAGTTCTGCCGGGTCCCCGAGCAGATACCAGGCCGTGTTGCTGTAGCCGGTGTAGCCGTCGTTCGAGAGGTACGGCGAGGTGCGGGGCTCGTACTTGCCAGCGTGGACGTTTGCACTTGGCTGGCGGTTCTTCGTGGACCCGCCGCCGGCGACGATGTTGCGGCTGGCGTACAGCTCGTCGGCAACCGCCTCGAGCGCCGGAGGAACGAGCATCGTCCTGGGCGTGAGGGCCAGGGGCTTGCCGCTGGGATCCGTCTGCTCGCGGAACATCTGCACCGCAGTCGCCAGGGCCTCGCTGTCGAGGGCCGTGGCCGCGCCGCTGGCGTAGTTGTTCCGGGCGACGGTGAAAAACGTCGAGTTATCCAGGAACGCAGTCCAGAACACGTCGTTGAGCTGGATCGCTCCACCGCGGCCGATGCGTTGCGGAATCGCCGTCAGCGCGCCCAGGTCGTCGTTGATCTGATCCTGGCGGGTGATGGCGTACATGATCCCGTACGTCTCGGCCTGGTTGGTGAAGGACTCCTCGTCGATGGTCGCGTGCTTCAGCTCACCGTCCGGCCCCACCTGCTCGTACTGGAACGCGCCAGTCAGGCGGTAGGACGTGATCTGTTTGAAGTCGCTGACGTTGCGCCGACTGGCGATCTCACGCCAGATCGAATCCACGGCGTTGAACCCAGCCAGCAGGAATTTGTTGGCCGTGTTGCTGAGGATGCCCGGCAGCGACAGCGTGGAGAACGCGGCGCGCATGATCGAGCGTATCTCGCCCGAGCGGAACGTTCGGCCGGTGTAGCCGTTCGCCCAGGCCGCTTCGAGTAGAATCTCCTGGAGGCTAATCTGCCGACGAAAGCGCTTCTGAGCCGCCTCCAGGACCTTGACGTTGAACCGCTTGTCCAGGTCCGGCAGGTTGCCCGCGGCGCAGATGGCGCACGACATGACGTCGGGCGTGGCCTCGACAGGCTCGTGCGCATGCACGGCCGGCGCGTTCGGCCGGTCGGCCTTGAGCACCTCGAGCTCGACCTTGGTCTCGTTCCACCCGCCCTCGATGGCCTTGGCCTCGATGTCGGGATGTTTCGCCGTGAGCTTGTGAATTGCGGCGATTCGACGCGACTCGGCCGCAGCCGACGCGCGGAGCTCGGCGGCAGGATCAACCGTATCTCCCTCGTCGTCGGCAGCCTTGTCGACAGCCTTGTCGACAGCGTCGTCGTCGACAGCCTTGTCGACGGGCGCCTCCACCTCCGCGTCGTACACGGCGTGCAGGCTTTTCTCCTGGTCTTCGCTGAGGTCATCGAGAATAAATCCCTTGGCCTCCAGCCATTCTGCAAACTTCATCTCAGACTCCTTCTTCTTACGAGCGGCGGACGCCGCGACCTTCGCGGACGTGCGGTCGTCCGCTCCCATTGCCACAAAACTGATCTCGCCAAGCTTCGCCTTCCGGACGATGTAGATCGGGCCCTCCCACGTCTGACCGTTGGCCCTGGCGGATTTACCTTCAGCGACAAACATCACCTTTTCAGGCCGGGCCCCGACAGACGCCTGCCACGGGAAACCGTTGGCCGCCGACTGCGCCACTTCACGCGCGACGGGCCCGGCGCCCGAAATAACGCCTTCGGCCGTTACCCGGTCGGTCGTTTTTTCCACGTTCGTGGTGTGGCCGATAATGAGACTGGCCTGATGGTCTTTGAGAATGGGCCGCCCCCGACCCGAGACTTTGAGCCCGGCCAGATCGAGCACGACCGGATACGCCCAATACGACAGATTCAGCAGGCCGCCGGTGTAGGCGACCATCGAGAACTTTTTGAGCTTGCGTTCGCTGTCGTCGGCGGCCTCGATGTCGGACCACTCGAGCGGCGCCGCGTCGGCCAGAAACAACGGCCGGTCTTTGATCTTTCGCCTCACGGGCATGGACTGTCCTCCTGTGGCGCCGGCAACGCCTTAGCAAGCTGGCGCTCCAGATCGAGCTCGCGGTAACGCTGCCGGAGTTGCGTTTCCCAGTCGAGACCCTTGCGCGCGTACCACTCGGCGAGCGTGAGACCGTGGAACTGAAGCTCCTGCCGCGCGCCCGCGGCCACCTTGACCGGGTCCACGTGATCGCGATTGCGCCAGAACCACCGATGTTCGATGTTCGCGCCCAACATGCGAAACGGCTGCGGCAGGAAGTCCTCAATCAGGACTGCCTCGGCGAGCCAGGCCGTAAACAGCGCGTCGAGAACGACGGCCTCGACGTCGGACCGGTCCACGGCGATGCTGAGGTCGTACGTCTGGTGGTCGAGGCGGCCGGAGGCGTAGTTGTAGTCGGACGAATCGCACGCGGCGACGTTGTAGGGCATGTTCAGGCAGCGGGCGATCTCGTTGAGGAGCTGCCGCTTGAAATCGCCGTAAGACGTCGACGGCTGCTCCGCGCGAATTTGGCCGAGCTTGTAGCCGTTGGGCAAAATCGTGGCCATGCGTTTTTCGAGGTCGATCACGTCGAACGCTTCGCCCTCGGTGTAGGCGTCCTCGCTCGGCGGCAGATCGGTCTGAAGCACGGCGGCGAAATCCGCGGCGGTTTCGGCCGCGGCGATGACGGCAGCGGTGTAGCGCCGGAGCTGCGCGAACAGGGGAAGCGCCGGCGTGATCTCCGGCACGCCGCGGTGCTGCCCGGGCCGGTCGGCGCGAAATAGGTGGACCATGAACGCGGCGGGCACGCGGTCGTAACTCGACGCGTTCGTGTAGTAGCTCGATCCGGGATGGTCCGTGAGCATGTGGTACTCGACGGCATCGCCCAACTCGTCGAACACGATCCCGTCGATTGCGTTTGCAGCGTCGAAGGCTAGGTCGGGCGTGGTGATCTGGTCGGTCTCGACGAGCT